GGACGCCGTGGTCGACTACCTGCCGTCGCCCACCGAGGTGAAGATGCCCAGGACGCCGTCCCAAAGCGCGCCGATCATGGCTACAAACGACTGAAAGCCCTCCACGACCCGGCCCCAGAGCCCGGAGAAAAACGCGGCGATGCTGTCCCAGTTGCGGATGATCAGATAAACCGCTGCGGCAACGGCGGCGATGGCAGCCATGATCCAGCCTACGGGCGTGGCCAGAATCACCAGGCCGAGCTTGGCCACGGCCACGGTAAGCGTTGTAATCGCCAACAGAAGCGGGCCAGCCAGGACAAGCCCCACAGCCACAAGAGCGCCCTTGAAACCGCCAATCAAATCCCAAATCCATTCGAGTTTCTTGCCCCATTCCTGAAGCGACTTCAGGAATGCATCAGCGTCAAAACTGTCCAGCCAGCCGCTGAGCGCCGCCTTGATCCTTCCGAAATTCTGAATGGCCCAGTTTGTGATTTTTTGCAGCAGGGGGGCTAGTTTCTCGCCGACGAGCCCGAGCAGTTCCTGCCAGCCGCTGCCCATGACGCTCAACAGCGAATTGCTGGCGGTATTAAATTTTTTCAGACCTGCCTCGCCTTCGGCTGTAAGCAGGTTCATCTTTTTGTATTCCGCAATGAGTTCCCGGACAGACTTACCTTCTGCCTCGGCCCTGGCCCGCAGGTGTCCCATGATCTTGTTGCCCTCGCCGCCCATGAGCATGTCGATGGCGGATGCCGAAATTTGCGCATCATCCAGCTTTGCTGCAGCGTCCAAAATCTCCTCAAACTGTTGGGCCGGATCAAGCTTGGCAATTTTGTCAAACTCAAGCCCAAGCATTTTCAAGGACTCCTTGACCGGGGTGGTGGCCTCCAAGCCCTTGCTTTCGCCGATCTTGTTGTTCATCTCCTCCATCAGATCAACGACATTCTCGGTGTTGAGCCCCATGTCTTTGACCGCAGCGCCAAACGCTTGCAGGTCGCGCGTGGAGGCCCCGACGCTGGCAGCCTGTGCGCTGATCTGCGTCAAATCCTGGGCTGTCTGCTGCAAAGCGTAAAATCCTCCGGCGATGCTGCCGGCGATGCCGAGACCGATTTTCCCCAGGTTCTCGACCACATCACCGGCTGCCTCGCGAACTCCATGAAACGCCTTGCTGAGCCTCTCCGCGCCCGCTTCTTTCCCCAAAGCGCGCGTGGCTTTCTGCACCTTGCGGATTGGAGCAACCGCACCTTCCACGAGAGCGTTGTACCGGCGCAGCGGTTCGCTGAACTTGTCCAGCACACCGAGCACGTACTCCAACTTTTGCTCTTTTTTGCTCACGTCTTCCTCGCGCGGTTCAACTCATTGAGTCTTTCGGCCCAGAATTCCAAATCATCGGCGGTCATTTCCCAAAATTCTGACGGCTGCACGTGCAGGTCTACTGCAAGGACTCCAGCTGCGGTTCGCCAGTCCGAAGGGAATCCGGAAAAAAATCCGTAACCACGCCGATCAGGTGAAACGCGTCCTCCGACTCCAGCTCGTCGATCAGTTTGGGAGGCACGCCCGCGAGGCTGGCAAGGGTTATGAGCAGGTCGCCCATGGTGGGCTTGCCTTCGATATGCCGCAGATCCTTGGCCTTAAGCGGCCGGGTGATCTTGATCTCGTCCAGCAGCACGGATCCCTCTTTGCCGAGCACCGGGACCTTGAGTTTGTAGACAAACGGCAGTTCAACCATGAATTCTCCTCCTTAGATTTCGTCGGCGCTTTTGCCCTCGAAGCGGCAGCCGATGTTGCCTTCTCCGGTATTTCCAGTGCCTTCCGAGGCGTACCAGGCGTCGCGCAGGCTGATGGTTTTGCCGTTGGCCAGTTCCAGGGTCACGGTCACGCCGTCCAGCTCCACAAAATCTGCCAGGTCCAGCTCCGCATAGTCCGTGATTTCGCCCTCGATGAACGGAATTTGCGGGGTTTCCTTGTAGCCCACGGTGCGCCCGTCGCTGGCAGTCATGCCTTCTCTCTTGCCTTTGCCCAGGTTGTAGGTGAAATCGCCTTTGGCCTGGAAAAGTTCGCCGTTGATGCGGAGGTAGATGATGCCGCCAATACGGTTGGAAGCCATTTTGTTCTCCTTGTGTACGGAGGGCCTTGTGGCCCCCGGTCATGTGTTAGAGCAGGAACTGCATCTGGACGCCGGCCACGCGGAAACCGTTGATCAGGTCCGGGTTCAGACGGATGTCCAGGCGTCCCCGATCAGAGACGTTGCGCTCGCAGATCATCGCCGCCTTGAAATAGTCCACGCCCTCGACCAGCCCGGCGGTCTCCCAGAGGCGGGCGCGGTTCACGACTTCCGCCTTCATGGTCTTGGGCGTGACCACTGCTTGGCCATCGCCGTAACGGGTTCCGTCCGAGGCGAGCTTGTGGCGCGGATATTTCAGCGCGATCATGGCCCGCAGGTCGTAGCGTAGATAGCCAAGCGTGAGCTTGGCATTCAAATTAAGATAGGCCGTGTCGTCCGCGCCAGCCGCGTTGGTCTTGTAGGTCGTGATCAGCCGCTCCACGCGCACGGTCCCGTCCTCGTCCACGGTGTGGGTCGAGATGCCGTCGTAGAGCAGCAGATTGCGCTCGGCGCGAGTGAAACGGTCCGCCTCGGCAGGCGCGAGCACGCCCTCCACCCCCAGCGTCTGGAACGGGCGGGCCGGGTCGACCTCTCCGTAGTACGCGGCCACGGCGCAAAGCCCGGCGGCCCACTCCCAGGGAGTGGTGGGCGAGGCCGTGCTGGACATGATGCTCAGGTGCGGGCTGTTACGGCTGTTACCGAGCGTGCCCAGGCCGGAAAGGTCCGAGGCGTCGGCGGCGATACAATGCCCTTCGATCTGCCGGAGCGGACCCCAGCGGTCGTCCAGCTCGGCCTCCAGGGCGGCGAGGCTCGTGGAGTCACGCCAGGGCACAGCCAGGAGGTGATACCAATCGTCGCCCAGGGCCGCGATGAGCTCGTCCAGATCCGGGTTGGCCGAGCCTCCGGACATGGCCACGATCGCGGCGGTCAGCCCTGCAGGGGTGGACTCGTCGCTGGCGTAGTTCAGGCGCAGGTCGATGTCGTTCCCGCTGGTTCCCTTGTTTTTCGCGGTCAGGGTCAGCACTCCGGCGTCGGCAGCGGCGGTCACAGGCAGGCTCGTGGCGGCGGTCACGGCTGCGGCCAGGGCAGTAGCCACCTCGGCGGCGGTATCGTCCACAGCCACGGCCACGCGCACACGCTGGCCGCCCACGTAAAGAGCAAGCGTGCCGGCAGCGGTGGCCGTGCCGGTCAGGGTCAGGGTTCCGCTGGCGGCCTGGGCCGACTCGTCGTCGTCCACAGCCATGCAATACAGCTCGGTGGTGCTGTTGTTGGCCAGGAAGGCCCCAGCCATGAGCGCGAGCTGAGAACCGGGACCGAAAGATGTTTTCGCGGTTTCCACGCTGGTGATGCGAGTCTTGACCAATGCGGCCACGCTGCCGGAGCTGGTGCGCTGTCCAGCCAGGAGCACGCGGTAGCGCTGGCCGCTGATGCCGCCCTGGGCCTGGGACGGGTCGAACTCGACATACACGCCGGGCGTGCGGATGTTCGAGGGGATTTCCAGAAATGAAATGGCCATGGCTTACGCCTCCTTTTTCTTGCTGCCGGGAGCGGCCTTCTCGACCTCGCCGCTCGTCAGCCGACGCAGCCAATAGCTGCTCTTTTCCACGCGCTTGCCCTCCAGGGACAGCGGCTCCTTGGTCACAGGGTCGAGCACGCGGCGACCGTCCACGGGCCTGATAAAAATCTTCATGCTTCAACCTCCTCAATTGGCAGTGTAATTTTATCTTCCGCGTCAACATCTCCGTACGGATCGGGGGCCAGATCCCAGCCCACAACGGCAGTGCGGAAATCGTCCAGGGTCGGCTCGGGCTGCTCGGTGCGGTACTCCACGTCAAACGTGAGCATGGCCGCGCCTTTTCCTGGGTCGCTGTCGCGAGCAGGAACGAGCGTCACATTGGTCCCCCGGTAGACGAGATCGTCGCAGACGCCGCCCAGGAGCGGGTCCACAAGCAGCGCCTCCTCGACCTGGAGGCAAATCGTGTCCAGGGTGTCGTCCAGGGAATCGTCCTCCTGCGCGATCACGTCCACGGCCAGGGTGGCGGTGCGGACGTAGGTCCGGGGCCGCGTCTGTCCGTCGTCCGCGCTCTCGTCCGTGACGTAGACGCCGATGGCCGGGAGCAGCCTTGCGTTGAGCGGACGGGTGCGCGAGGGATAGACGCGCGGTCCGGCATCGGTCGCTCCGGAGAGCGCGGCCACGGCAGCGGCGCGGATCAGGCTACGAGGATGCATGGACCACCTCACGCAGACGCAGCATCCAGACGCCGGGATCCTCGCGCTGCGGCTCGATGACCTCGTACTCGCCGCTGTCCATCACCACGCGGTCGCCCACGTCCGGGTCCAGCGGCAGGTCAGCCATGCGCAGGCGCAGCACGGGCTGCGTGCTCGCGACGTAGGATTCCCCGTCCGTGTCGATGGCGAGGTATTCCCGATCGAAAAGACCGCTGACGAAGAACGTCTCCGCGCCGTCCGGGCGGTATTCCACGTCCTCCTCCCAGTCGCCCCAGATCGTCCCCAGGTCGGCCACGCTGTCGGATTTGATGCTCATCGCAACCCCGCTTTTTTCAATTCTCGGTCCGCCTCGTGCTCCAGGTTTTTCCAGAGCCGGTCGTTGACCCGGTCCGTGATGCGCTCGTCCACGGTGTCGCGCTGCAAATAAGGCAGAAAGGTCGGACCGTAGAGCTCTCGTATGGGCAAAGATTTTTTGGACGTGCGCTCGTAGATGCCGACATGGCCGGACCCCATCCTAGCCACGAAGACCTTGTGCAGTTTTTTGCGCCCGCCGGACGCAAGCACGCGCACGGTGACTCCGGGTTTACCTTGGGCCGGTCGCGTGGTGCGCGGCGCGCGCGGCAACGCGTTGAAGCTGACCAGGGGGATCGACCGCGCCGTTCGGATTTTGAGTCGCGCTTCAGGGTTGCGCTTGTGAGCTTTGATCACGCGCATGGTCCCGCGCACGTCCTTGGCCTTGACCGCATAGCGGCTTCGCACCTCGGCGGTGACCTCCGTGCGCAGCCCCGTGATGGTCTTGTTCAGAGCGCGGGCAGCAGCGGCGGGCAGGTCGCTGATGACCTTTTCCAGATGCGGGCGCAGCGCAATGAGGTCCTCAGCGTCAGCGATGAAGCGCAGGCTCATGGCAGCCCCTCCGTGCTTTCACGGATGGCGGCCTTGTCCGCGTTGGCGCGGAGCAGGGCAGCGCGCAGATCCTCGGCGTAGCGAAGCAAATCCTCATTGACCTCGCACGGGTCGCAGACGGGAACAGGGGTCGGCATGAGCAGATGCCGAGGCGGGCGGACGTGGATGATCTGGGGCACGGTGACCACCTCATTCCTGCCGGAGCAAGCCGCGCACGGCAGCAGGC